GCCTGCTGTTTTTCCAAGGCACGATTTGCACGTTTGGCTTCAACTTCGTCCTCAGACGCCATATCATCTATACTCACGCCAAGCGTAACACCTCTCCGTTTGTAGCCGCCGTCTATATCTACGTTGTCCAAAGTACCGGGAATAACCGCCTCTATTTCAGCACCTTCCTGTACCCACCTTAACCAACCCATCGACTGGGCAGCTTGCAACTCAAGGGCTAACCTGCCAACGTATTCTATCTTGAACTCTTTGTCCTGCATTTCGGGAGGTAATTCGCCAAGTTCGCCATTCCTCTGAAGCAACATAATATCTCTTGTAACCAACCCTGTCAGCCATTCAGTTTGTATTCTGCCAACGGGCATTACCAATTTCCTCAGTCCCTCAGCTAATCTCGATCTGATTTCCAGTTCATTTCTTCTATCGCCTTTGAGTTGTTCGAGTTGGTTGAAGGCATCGTTGAAAAACATCTTACGGACAGTCTGCTGGTCCATTTCGATTATATCTTTGGTAATCACAAAGTTACCAAGAGCCTGCTGTTCGATGGCTTTTATAGAACCCATCACGGAAACAAAATTCAAGTCGCCCGGAGACACCCTTACCTCGCCTTCAAACGATTCCAATACCTCCTTTGGTGGATTATTGTGAAGATTACCGCACTCAATCAAGTCGCGCTTCTCTGTCTGTAAACCATTAACGACCCCAATCGCAAATGTACCAACGCCCCTGCCCCATTTCTCGTTTGATGATTTCGTCCATCGGGGGACTTGGAACGGAAACTCCGGGAAACCACTTTCTTCCACTATTTTCTTATCCGTTCGGGAAACGAAGAATGACTCGAATGGCATAGCGGTAGCCTCGTCGCCGATCTGCTTTGCCAAGTCCCTCGGCCTTACTACCCAGACAAACAAGAACTTCTCGCCGCGCTTCTGTGGGTCTTCCGCTTTCTCGATAGCCGTTTCGCCTGCATCCTTACCCCATTTCTGGAACGCCTGCTTAGCAGTAAATGGAAACTGTATCAACATCGTATCTACAAGGCCCTGCGCGTTCTCCAAGAACGTATACATACCAATATCGTAGTCTTTGTAATTCAACCCGACACCGGGAACCCATTCAGAGAACATATTCCCTGTTCCGAACGTGCCGAGGGAACGCAAGGTCTCGTTAGCCTGTAACATGAAATTGGAGTTGGCTCTTTTTTCATGTGATATTTCAGTTATCTCGGCAAGTTTCCGTTTTACCGCAGGAATCTCGTTTAGTGCATCGTCCGCCATACGAACATTATAAAACTTATCACCCGGAGGAAACAGATTGATGGAAAGGCCGGCCGCCATGTCAATAGAAGCCGTCATCCCTGTCGTATCGACAATATGCCTTCCTTTAACGTCGCCTTCTGCTCACGTTACAGTTATATCGCTTTCGCGAGGGAACATGACATCTGCAACTTCCTGATAAATACTCCTGAAGTTGCCATCCATACCCCATTCTTTATCGAATAATGTGATTAGTTCTACGGCTTTATCATCTGCCATTATGCAAGCTCCGTCTTCAAACCCTGATTCGTCGGAATCAAATTCCCCGTCAGGAACGCCGCACGCCTGCCACGAGGTCGCTTACGCCTTGCTTGTTCGCCGACCTCTTCGCCTACGGTTGGAATGGGAGGCAACGGTGGAACAGGTGGTGCTTTAATTGCTTTCGGCTTATCCAAGAGACCGCCCATGATTATACCCTTATCTGTGCATTTAATTGACGTTTTTGCCTATACGCTTGGGCCTTCGGCAGCCTATGTCCGGTTGCGGCCAGCACAAAGTAGTTCAATGCATTCCTGAAATGCTCCTGACGGTCACCAGTAGGCCGGTAGCGGTAAACCAAAGTTCCTTTTCGCTTATCCTTCTCTTCAAACTTCGCCGTATTACAGCACTGCCTTGCGAACTCTTCCGTCTCAGGGCACTGGCACGGTAACGTAACGGCCCCATCCCGAATCAACCTGTGGGTCTGATCGAAAATGCCCGTCCTGTGAGCTTTGACTACGCCGGTATTATCGTTAAAAGCCGATTCAACTATCTGCGTATCGCTATACTCACAGAGAAATGTCGGTTTGTGTCCTTTCTGGTACGCTCTCGCCTCATCTTCGTAGGGGCGGATATCAATGACAGTACTCTTGACATTATATCTACGCGACAAGTCGTGGATATCCTGAAAACTCTTAACCTTACAAGCCCGCACTATCTTGTACCTGTCCTTGGCCATCTTAATTCCGATGACAACATGCTTGGTTTTGCCCACGTCCACACCCATTGCGCACGGGCCGCTGTGCGAAGCAGCGGGTGAGTCAGGGCCACAACAGGCGAGTACTTCACTCTTCCTTAATTTCTCGTCTCTGTTGGAATATGGTCTGCCCAACCGGAGCCTATACACATCTGCCAGATTGCCGTAGGGAGGATTAACGAAATCTTCAAGTATCTCGGCAGGGTCATTGCGGGGGCTCATTAACTGCGAAGCCATATACCCGTGCATGAAATTGGACTTAGCAGGAAATTCAGGAACCCATTCCGCCAACCCTTCGCCGGGCCACATAGGGACTTCCTTACCGCACTTATCACAGCCAATATAACCTGTCCCGTCGGAACGAATCTTTACACAACCTGGGAAGCTCTTCTCCGCACAAGTCCACTGGCCGCAACCGCATTTCCGGAACCAATACCGCTGGTCGGACTGCTTGAAGATAAGATCAATCCCGAAATCTTCGTGAGACGGATTGCCAAGATAGACCTCATGCTTGTGCGGGCTATCGCCCATCCTGCCTTTGTACTTCTCGATAACGTCAGTATCCATGTAATCCACTTCGTCGAACACACACTTATCGACAGAAAAGCCAGCCGTCTTGGACGATGTACTCTCCGTAGAATCACCTATCTTCTGGCTCAATCGTGCACCGCGAAGGAACAGAAAAGCATCTCGGACCTTTTTTAATGAAGTTGTGTCCGTCCCGCCTCTCTGGTCCTTCACGTACTTACCAATAAAAGTCTTGTTATTAGATATCAACGGCTTGAACCGAGATTTACTAAACTCGCCAACCTCATCGTTCGTGGGAAAGATATGGGCAACGCCAAGAAGGTAGAAGCCCATTATCATACCATGTAAATCTTTCAGAACCTCCATTTCGGTAGCACCAAAACTCTGGGCGGCTTTCAAGTAACATACCCTGCGAGAACGAGAACTCATCGGCTCAACCTGATACTCCCGGCCGATAAACGTAAAGGGACCGGCCTGTAACTTAATCGGACACTTCCACGCCCAATAGCCGGGATCAACCTGCATTAAATCGCGATTTTTCTGCTCAAGGTCCATAAGTATTTATCATCGCCTCGACTTCGTTTATAAGTACGCCCATAGCCTCAAGAGCCTCTTCCTGCTCAATAGTGTTCAAACTATTGCCCGTTTCCAGGAATATCGCTGTACGAGCCTCCTGTAAGCCGTGGCGGGCATTGTCAAGGTTCTGGTTCATGCTGCTTCCCCGTTGATAACTTTTGGGCAATCCCAAACAACCGCATCCGCAAATTAACATTACCCGTCATCTCGAATATCAAGTCCGCCAACTTGTCCATAAATATATCGTCAAGGTGAATGTCTGATATATCCCAAAACATATCCTCAAAAACCTTCTGTTCGCGTTTTGTTAGTGTCATTTCTTTCTCCTGATACGACGCTCGGCGCGTTTCGTGAATCCTTTCATAGCCTCTCGCATTTCAGGCATTGTCAAGGTTGAGGCTCATCAGAATCTCGCAACAAGACGTTTCGTAAAATATCCGTCATCGCCCTGATTCATCTCCCAAACGGAATGCTCACAGGCAACCATCAAATTATCCTGGTAAGTAGTGAAATCCACTACAATCTCGCCAAAGTCCATATAGCCAGTAGAACTGGACATATCTACTGGCCGGGGTTCTGCTGCCTTAGATTCCGGCAATTTCGCACACACAAAACCACACGCCGCCAGAAATCCTTTATTCGCTAATTCACGCCTGTTCATTCCTACACCTCATGCAATACCAAACTAAATACAGCAAAAACGATACAAAAACCAAGGGATATTTCAATCAAGCACTCAATCATTCCACAGGTCCTTCCGGCGATTCCAAGGCGACGAGCGGGGCCTCAGCTTTTTCGTGGGCCTCCAACAACTTGAGCACAACATAAGCCTCACGCTGGTTCAGGGAAATATGAACCTCATTTTCGCTATACTCAAAATCTTGGTCCACAAAAGCAGACACCTTATCAAATACATGACTTTGCCATTTGTCCATGTTCTCTATTCTCCGTGTCCAGTATTCGCCAATTCCCGCAAAGCACTAATCATCACAGGACTCACAGCCTCAAACAGCTGAGCCGCAATCTTGTCAGCAAGAGACCGCTGAACTTCCTGCAAAAGACTGTGGGGTGAGATAGCCGATAACATCTCGTGCCGGTCGCCAGTAACCTGAACCAGAATTTTGCCATCAGTTGGCGTTTCTAATAACCTTGTCTCAAACATTTTCTTCTCTCCATAAGTACTATCCAGTATTGCCCAACTTAGGAACGTATTTGTCAAGGTTCGTCATCCGACTCTTAATGTGGGTGCGAAGGATATCAAGGCTCCGGTTCGAGAAAGACAGGTGGTAAGCAACGTCCCGAAACCGCTTTTTCGCATCAGCAAGCCAGAATCCGCCCAATGCCTGCCGCTCTTTGTAGTCCCAACTACCCATGTCTACCCTTCATGTCCATTATTGATCTGCTCCATATATAATGTGTGGAGGACTATGATTCTTACAGTCCCCGCCCCCTTGGGGGCAATGCCATCTTTAAGGCCCCCCTGTGCCTGTTCTAAGCATCTGTCTCTGTTCATGGCCTGATGCCCCTTGGCTGCTGATCGTGGCTCTGCCGGCGTGTGGCGCGTGTTCGCAGGGATTGTAGGCGGCTCTGTGCTGCCTGCTCCTGTGGTTATGTCTACCTCTTGGCAGGTGCTTGCTCTGTCTGTGTGGGCTGGTGGTATCATCCTGTCCTCAGTTTAAGGCTGGTCAGTCGCTGGGAGTCAGCTATTAGCTCCTCACGTTCGGCCTCGGTAAATACGGCAGGCTTATCAGTAGTGACATGATTGTCCTTGTCAAGACCATATATGCGATTAACGGCAACCAAGGCCGATACTTCCGCACTGGGCTGCTTCAAAGTGACGGCCCGCTGCCGTGTTGCGAGCAGTTCCATCTGGCTACGTTCCACGCTCCAGCCCATCTTCGCGCCTAATTCATCCATTAACCGGGCTATTTCCTGTTGTACCATTAGGATAGATAAGAGCTGTGATGCTTGTTCTTGTGCGGTGTTTTCGCTGTATCCTGCCCTTATTGCTGCCTGTGTCCCATTACTGTCAGCCACATACTCTCGACAGAATGCCAGCCTTTTGGGATTCAGGCCTTGTGGCGTTATTACAGTGTCCTTTATGCTTGGCATGGTTTACCGCCTCTTGCCTTGTAACTGCCCTTGTGTGTGTCCCATCTATTCCCCGTATGTTCTGTTTGAGTGTTCGTGTTTCATTCCTTGTCCGTACTCCTTGCCATCATCCCATCCAACGTGTCGGCGGCATCCGCTAATCGCTCGTAGGCCCGTTGCCAGTGGCTATTGGCGCAGACAGAGTTAATATCTGCTTTCTCGCGTATCCCTTGTAATTCCTCTCGCTCAAAATCTTCCACGATTGTCTCCTGTTCCACTCAACCCGTTTCTTATAGCCTATTCCTACTTGAGCTATTACTTACTACTTCTATAAGCAAGGGAGTAAGCTTTTTATATCATAACCCTGTATTTTGTCAATTCAGAAGCTTGCACAATAAAATGGCTGATTCCGAGCGCAGTATGTCGCCTATTTGATAACATACATTCGGGGATGCGCCTTCTTTGGGCTTCTGGATTGACTCGCTTTTCTACGCTATTTGTATTAAACATTTGAAAACCGCACTCTTTTACGCATTAAATGAAATCCAGCATCGTTAAACCAGAAATCACCTTTTCTTGTTGAACCGGGCGTTGTATACCGAAATCCTTGTCCTAATATCCTGACTTGGAATCTTGTACGCTGCCCACAGTGCATCCGGGGCCCGTTTATGATTATCTCAAGAACAGGAAAAAGAAAACTCCACCATCGCCGCCTAAACGCATCGGTCTTGGGCATTGCAGCGATCCCCAACAAAGTAAACCCCACCTGAACATTGACTAGAGCCCTGCATGTAATCTGAGCGCTGTAACAATGTCTGAATAGGTAAGGTACAATCTTCATAGGCTATCCATATAAAAAACAGACCCTTAATAGCTAATCGCGTAGAAAAGCATTAAGAGCCTGTTTATTTCGTTGTTAAGCATATTCATTCTTGAATAGCCTTTTTCCGCCTCTTCGCCCAGTTGCACACTTCGCCAACCTGCGATATGCCGCCTGGCACGAGGCCTTTGAACTTCTTAGCCAGTCGATAAATACAATAAATACGATCAATCTGTTCTCTGTGCTCACTCAAACGATCCGAATCCTTGTTTTCTTGCATGAATCGCCGTTTAATATCAGACTACATTATAATATAGCACACTTTTGCTAATAGTCAAGTACTATTTTCGCTTCAGGCAAAAAAATAATTAAAGTTTTATTTGACTCTTGCCGACTATGTGCTATAGTGTATAGTATAGGCAGTAAGGCTAATCGAGTTTAATTTTGAGAGGAATGAGACAATGACTATCACAGAACGCGAAAACCTTTTATTTGTTATTGCGTGGGCCCATTCGCACGCC